TCATCTTTTGCCATGATTCTCGTGGAATCCGTATTTCCTCTCCGCTGTCTTACGCGCAATAACAGCCGATGAGATATCTCCATACTCCCCTAAATATATTGATTTTTGGTCAACCTTTATTGACGCCCACCATTTTTTTCTTTTCTTGCTCCACCAGACCCCCGCCACCCCACTAGTGCTGGCGCGTGAAAGCCTTTGGTTGCGGCCATTATCAACGCTCGAAACGTCTCTTAAGTTGGCGATCCGGTTGTCGCTTTTTAAGCCGTTGATGTGATCAATATTCTGGTCAGGCCAAACGCCCTTGACTATTGCCCAGACTACGCGATGCGCTAGAACCTTCCTACCGAGCACAGTTCCTTGCCTGTAACCTCCACCGTCTGATGCAGTAAAAGCACGCGCCCCAGCGTATTGAGCGTTCCAACTACGGCAAGACCGATCGGCAGTATACCTGCCATGGCAAAACCACTCGACTCCCCGCTCTCTCCAAAATAGGTATCCGGTTTGCGGGTCGTAACGTAAAAGGTTGCGTAAAGTTTCAGGCGAGGGTAATGGGTTAGTCATTGGCGAAGTTCCTTTTCGCTGATGCGGGTCGGTCGAGTGTTAGCGCACTCCCGGCCCCTTTATTATAAGGCTGGCCGAATCGCGGGTCAACATCCCCGAACATCCAGCGGGTCGAACTGAGCCTTTATCCCTCCGTTCAACTCCACAGAGATCGCATTAAATCTGCCGTGTGGTGCCCTTACAAGCTCCTTGAAGGTTACAAGCGTATCGGCAAACGGTCCCGAAATGATCCTGAGCTGCTGCCCCTTTTTAAATTCTGTCACCTCGGCCCGTGAATTTGCGTCAACGCGCTCAGCGGCGCTAAAATCGGCCTCTACGGCGTCCATAAAGCCTTCCAGCCCGATATGCGCGGGGGCGTCACCTACAGCGGGCTTTCCGCGCAGGTCATTCTTCGCCACCAGCATAAACGTAGGCATGAGGTGCGGCACTTGGCTTGCGGTGTACATCTGCCCCGGCTCCACATCCAAGACGATGTAATTCGGCAGGGCTGGCACGTCGAAGCGCGTCCAGTTGCGATCCTTCCCTACCCGCTTAAACTCAACCTTGCGTCCGCACCAAACCTTGATGCCAAGGCGGCGCAGTTCCTCCTCAACCCAATACTGCTTGCGGATCATGGGGGGGCGGATAGCGTTGCCCTCCTCATCGCGTGTCGGCGCATGAGTATCGCGGCAAACACCGCCCGCGACATATCCGAGATAAACCGTCATTCGTCGTCCTTTTCGATTAGTCCGCAGTCGCAGGGCGTAGGGCGCTCGCCCATTGGGCCACGGTTGAACCAATATGCAGGCTTGGGCTTGCGGCGAGGTGATGGGCGCAGAAGGTATCCGCGATCATCGCATTTGCGGCAGGTCTTGGCCTGCTCTAGCTGGTGGATGCGCTGCGCGGGGGTCATTTGATAATTCCCGCGAAAATCATAGTAAAAAGTCCGAAGGCGAAAATCAGCATAGGGGCCATGGAAAATAACCAGCCCCACCATGAACCGCGGAAAATGCGACTGCTCAGTTCTATCCACCCGACGAAAAGCGCCACTACACAGAGCAGCCCGGCCAACACGCCAAGCGCCTTTGCCATTGCGAGCCAGATCATGCCCCCACCTCGCGCTTTGCCGCCGCTATCCGGTCCTTGCAGCTTACGTGGGGTTCGCGGGATAGGGACCAGTAGCTGACGCCCTCCATCATCCGCCGCCCGACCTTATGACGCCGCGTGAGCGTTCCGGTCAGGCAACTCACAACTTGGTTCTTCGAAACCGTATAGCCCATCTCTCCAAGCCGCTCCTTTACCTGCACAGTTGTCATTTCGCCGCTCAACGCTTTGACAATCAGGCCCGGCAATTGCCCGCGCTCAGGCGTGCCAGATACCCGCCGCGAGTCTTCCGCGCCTTTCAGTAGGTGCCGATCCACCCGGCCCGATTTGTATGCCTCGCTGAGAAAGTCAGCATCCATCCCGGCGAGTTCGCAGACGTGCCGGAAGTCTTTGCCGCAATGGCGTATCCAGCGGTCTGCGGTGATCTGCTCCATCTTGTCCGCCCGCGCATAGCCGTCATAGGTGGCGTCGAGAAAGGCGCGGTGCAGAACGGCTTGCCACATTTCACGCGATGCCGCTGCGCCGTTGTGGGCGTGTACCTGCTCGTCAGATGCGATTAGTCCGATGTGGCTCATTTGCTGTCCTTTCCTGCTGCGTTAATCGCCGCGTCGATAGCGGCCTGCGCAAAGCCGAGTTCGCGCATATCAGAGGGGTTGGCCCCGTCCGTCAGCATCCGGCTGCACTGGTCGATCTGCGCTTGCTGGGCGGGGGTGAGTGTTTCGGGGTTATAGCGGTCGCTGGCTTGGGTCATGCTGGCACCCCGCAGAGAACAGCCTTCACATCGCGGATAGTGCGGCCCGTCATGCGGGCGATGCGGGCCATGTCAAAGCCGTGAACGTCAAAGGCGTGGGCTATGTCGGTGCGGGTCCAGTGGGCGAATTGTCCGGTCATTGGAGAACTCCCCCGTATGTCATGCTGTTTTCTTTGCAGTAGCGGCGGAAAGCACTTTCATGCATCTCACCCGGCTCCATTGAAATGCCGTGGCCCAAGGTGCCGCCCTTCCATGACCCTTTGCGCTTGCCTGTCTCGCCTGAGAACTGAATATCCAGAGAACGCCGCACCCGCGCCTTGCGGAACAGCGAAAGCCACTTGAACCGCCCGGTGCCGAACTTGTGTTCGTATTCCTCAATGCGGGTTTTCGCGGTTAGCTGTTCGCCGTCAAAATCTCTGAATGCAAAATCAACGGTTGGCACGGCATCCTGCGCCTCCCAACGCTCGCGCATAGCCTCAATCGGCTGCGGCCCGCTGCTGGTGTCTGTGTATGCTAGATTTCCTTGATCGTCATATAACCTATGAGCGGCGCAGCGCCATTGCGTCCAAGGCAAGAAGTAACCCTTGCGCTGCTCTGTGCTGCTGTCGTTCGTGACGCGGCCCAGAGAAAAGTTCAGGAACCCATCGCTCAGGCTGAACCCATACTCGCGCTCGCCTGTGTCCCAATACCCGCCGTTCGGGCTGGTCGACCAATCGTATTTGGATGTATCAACCCACTTGCGCCACGGCTTGATGATCTGCGGCAAGGCGACAATCAACGTGGCACCGAAGGCACTCAGGCGCAGGCGGCACCCGGCATATTCGCCACCATCGCCGGACCCCAAAAGGACGGCTGTGGATTTGTAATAGCTATCGCGCGAGAACGTGAACAGGCCAGCGTATTTGTCGTTATCGCTCCATCTGATCGCCTTCATGCTGTCTCTCCCGTGGGGTTGGCGCGGCGAACGGCAAAGCCCGCCTGCTTGACGTATTCGGCAACGCGGGCGCGTTCCTCGGCTGTGGGTTCTGGGCGTTCCGGCTCTGCTGGCACGGGCTGGCGAACAAGCGTGGGACGCGGCATGGCTTCACGGGCCAAGGCGTAGATTGCGCCCGGTGTCGGCTTGCGGCGCGGTTCTTCGCGCTGGTACTGGATGCAGGCTTTCTGGATTGCGTCTTGCGGCAAGCCCTCCAGCACATCGGCCCAATCCTTGCCCATCGCTGCCGTTAGAGCCTCGCTGTCGTCGTCGCGCCAGTAGTGGCTTAGAAGGGTGAACGAACGGCCAGCGATCCACTCACGATGAGATTGCCGCTCCTGAGATGAAGGCGTTTTGCTTGAATTCTGATTTGCTAGGGCGTTTGTCATTTTGTCCTCCGTGGATTGCTCTGAAAGGGGCTGGCGTTATTGCCGGGGCGTTCTTGGCGGCTGCGAAGTGGCGCAGCGGATCAGTGAAATATCTGAGGCTACCGGGCGGGCCATCGCGCTTGCGCTTAGCCGTCTCAGCCACAACCTCGATTGCCTCGCCTTCGCTTAGGCCGAGGTCTGTGCGGGTCTTCTCGAATTCCATGAACTCGGTTTTGCCTGCGAGGATTTTGCCATTTGCTGTGAAGCCAGATGCGTCATGGCCTGCGGCAACCAAAACCTTCTCGCGAAAGGTCAGGTCCGCGCCCGCGCTATCATCATCAATCTTATATGGTTCTGGTTCTGGTTCTTCGCGATATGTCTGCGACGGCTTCTCTAAGCTGTTGTTTTTATTATGTGCGCCGCTGTTTTCAGCGAGATTATCTCCAGATTTACTTGAGATTATCTCCGGTTTATCTCCAGATGATCCGGCGTTAATCTCAAGATCAGCCGTTTTGCCTTGCCCGGTAGACGAGGCATTTTCGGCTTGCTGCCCCTGATATTTCTTCTGCTTGGCCTTTTCCTTCTCTGCTCTGCCGTTGCAGATCAGGCCGTCTTTGATGTTGATCTTGCCTCGCTCGATCAGCGATTTCCGCAGCGAATTCCACTTACGAACAGACGTGCCAAGTTGGCCCGCGATGTACTGCGGATCGTCGGGCAAACCCCGTGCGCCCATCATATAGATGAGGTCCAGCACAAGGCCGTATGCGCCCTTTTCTTCCAGCGACATGCCTGCGGTGCCTTCAAAGAAGTCGCGCGGGTAGCGGGGATAGTAAGGTAGAGCGTTCATGCGGCCCCCGTCATTGTCGTGCCTGCCCGGTCCACAACCTCGACCTTCACAGCCCCGCCCTTGACGACTTCGCCGCGCACGAGGGTTAGACCCCACATGCTATCGTCCACGCCGATCACGTCAGATATGCCGTCTAGGTGAGGCTTGATGCTGGCAAGCATGTTGTCCAAGTCGCGCCGCCGACGATCAGGCGGGTTGAATGTGATGCGCAGGTGCAGGCCCACGTCCCGCAGGTGCGCGAAGTTCATATGAGCCGCCTTGCAAGCCCACATGGCCTCTGTCCGCGCCTTCTTGCGCAGTGGTGCAACCGCCAACCGATGCTTGCGGCTGTTCGGTGACAGGTCTTTGTGGGGCCACGCGAGGTAGATCACTTGCCACCCCCTGCCAGCGCCGCCAGCTTTGCGTTGCGTAGGCGCTCTAGGGCTACTGAATAGCCGCGCTTGCCACGGAGGGCGTCGGCGCGGGCTTGGTGCGCGGTAATGCGGGCGGATAGGGTCAAAACAAGTCCTCCTGCTTGGGTTGCGGGGCATCTTGCTCCCGGCGGCTAAACCAAACGGTTTGCTCCGGCCCCTCAACGGTGAAGCTGCCTTGGCAAAGCCATTCGCAGAGAAAGTGGCCGAGTTCTGTAGCGGTCTTTTCAATCTCGCCAGCGTCCAGAGGGAAGCGCGGGTAGTTAATCAGCGTCACGCAAACGCCCGCCTCCATGCCCATCGTGTAAACGTAATCGACGGGCTGCACCGACACACAAAGGCCACGCATGGTGAAGCTACGGCAGGCGGCAAGGGCGGCCCCGTACTGCCCGCCGATCCAGATGCGAAAGGTCGCGCTAGGGCTTGCCTTGGTAATCATCCCATGCACTCCCCACCATCGGCTTGGCAAAGGGCGTCGTCGTCGTTGAAAATCCAGTCGCCTTGACGCTCTACAAAGTCGATTGTTCCCGCCCACGGCTCTTTCTCGCGGAAGGTTGACCCGTATTTTTTTTCCATCGCAGCCCACCATGCGGCGCGTTCCGGGAAATCGCGGGCGAGAACTGACCGCTTCCACTCGGATTTCTTGAAACACCCGTCGCAGTTGCCCATAGGCGTAACGCCGTTGATGTTTTGCAGGCGCAGGTCAAAATTCTGTCGCGACCAGAAGTTCGACACGATTTCTTTAGTCACATCGCCCTCGGCCAGCGGGTACCAAACGCGGTACCGCTCTCTGGGCTGTTTCTTGAGCAAGCGCCCCTTTTCATCCGATCGGATGCCAAGCGCAGTAGTCCAGTTTTCCCAGCCAAGTTCCTCAACGCAATAGCGCCGGGCTGTTCGCGTTTTCAATTGATGGGAGCAGAAATCGCCAGCGCGGTTCGGGTTATATTGGTGGTACTCAAGAACAGCCTCAAATGGCTCACCATTCCGGCTTGCGCTGTTGTGGCTAACGCGCTCAAACCGATGCGCCTCGCTGTCGAAAATGTCATTCTTTGGATCGTGCGGCGATCCGGTCCATTGCAAGCGGTATTCCAGCCAAGTGATATGAATACCCCACCGCTCCGAACATTCCTGCACGAAATCTAAGGTTTCAGGCATTTCGCGCCCGGTGTTTGTGAAGATCACCTTGACCCGATCCGGCAGGTCGCCATTAACCGCAAGGATTTGGTGCAGCATGTAGGCCGAAGTGCGGCCCCCGCTAAACGCAATCTGCACGTTGCCCGCAGGCAGGGTGTAACCTCTCATGCTCATACGTCACCCCCAAAATGACGGGGCCAGCCGAAGCCAGCCCCGCTAGTTGGCGCGGGCGAACGCGCAAAGAGAACAGCCATGAATGACGCAGTATCGTACCGCTGCGCCTCGGATGCTGGGGAGGTCATACACATACCGCCAATTTCTTGAGGCTTTCCCGCGCCCAATAAACCATCCCGCTCTTGCCCCATTTGTCGTGGCGGTGGTTTTCATTGGCGCTCAGGAATTCAATGTCATTTGCGAACAGCCCGGTCGGGCATTTGGCGGGGCAGCCATGCTGCATGTCCCGCGCATCTGGCGTGTCCTGCGGATGATAAAACATCAGCCAAACGGGTAATTGCGTTCGCGCAGAGACTTCGCGGTATTGCTCGTAGTGATGCAGGTCGATCCCTGTCACCCAACGGCTAGATACGCGATGCCATGTGAAGCAGGTCTTTCGCTTCACCTCGAACCAGATTGCCTTGCCAGACTTGAACGCCAGAAGATCGGGAAGAACCAAGTCACCAGATGCTGAGAAAAGTTGCGGCCCTTTGAAGTCGCCGCCCTCTTTCTCATAGGCGGGGAACACCATATGACCCCGCGCTTGCAGCCACTTGGAAACCGTCTGTTCACCCTGCTGGCCGAACGCCAGTGACGCTTCAAACTTACCCATGACGCACTACCAATCCGAATTGCGCAAATTCGGCGCAGAACGCTTCGGGGTTAGGGCCAGAGTAGATGATAGCCTGCCCCTGCAATGGAGCGCCGGGGTTGCCTTCGGGGTCTAGAAACCTGATCCGCGTCTTGGGGAAACAGATAGCCGAACATTCCGCCGCCATTTCCTGAAACCACCCGGTTTCGGTGGCGTTGTTCACCAGAACCACACCCTCAGAACCATCGCGGATTGCCTGAGCATACTTGCTGGCAAATTGCCCCATCAGGGGCTGCGCGTAGGGCGGGTTCATCCAGATGCGGGTAACGGGCCAATCTTTCGACAGGCCATCGTCCTCAGCGGTAAAAATGCAATCCGCCTGAACAGTCTTGTTCGCTATCTCAGACGTTGCCGGGTCTAAGTCGATGCCGCCCATGACAGCCCGCGCCGCCGCGATGAAAACGGCTGGCGTGTACCACTCGTTGTTGCCGGAGTTGTGCGACACATGGGCCTTTTTGACAGCCTCACGCGCAGCTTCGCGGGTTTTCTCCGGCGGTGCCGACAAAACATCGGCCTTAGCCTCATCAGGCAGGTCCGCAACCTTGGAAGCAAGCGAAACGCTGATCCGGCCTTCATCAACGGCGCGGGTAATTTCTTCGGGTGCGCGTTCGTGAACCTTCTTGGCGTCACGTAGGCTGCGTTCGGAAACATTGAGCAAGCCCGCCGCATCGCGCTGCGAAACTGGCGCTTTTGCTGCTGCTTGTTCGGTCAGTGGGAGGGTCGGCAAATTTGCCGATGCTCCGCAGTGCTGGTTGTCTCCCCGCTGCATGTTGGCAACCCGCGCCGCAATACTCGCCCGTTGGCTTTCCGTCAGGTGGCGGCGGTGCAGGTTGTGCGAGATAACGAACGACAGCGGGTCGCGGCCCTCAAACTCAACGCTTGGCGCTTCAATGCCAAGGTCGCGGGCGCAGGTGAAGCGGTTTCGCCCATCCAGGATAGCGCCTTGATACATGATGATGGGATCACGTACGCCATGTTCACGAATATCTTCGCGCAGGGCGTCCAGCGCGTCACCGTGAAGCATAGGGAAAAGGTTGGCGTACTCGTGAAAGGCAGGCTCTTGCGGATTGAATGCTGTGGTCATTGCGCGGCCTCCGCCATCTTTTCGCGGATCGCCTTAATGGTGGACCAGCGAAGTTCGCGGCCTGCCGCCAAGTCGCGCAGAAGATTGGGGTCTTTGACGGCCCAAACACCAAAAGCGGTCTTGGAAACGCCATGTTCTTTGCGGTAGCGTGAAATGTCCGCCACCAGCTTTTGAATTTCGGGGTTTTGGGTGTGTGCGTTCATGGCACACTTTTAGGAAACTTCCTAATGCATTGCAAGCATTTTCCCTAGGACACTTCCAATTAGACGGACCGCGCCCATATAGGCTATATCCTAATCCATGGAGAGAGACCCAATAAACATGCTAGTCGCCAAGAACATCAAAGACTTGATGGAAGCACGTCATATAGACGCGGCGAAGCTGGCAAGAGCGGCGAACATTAACCCGACAGGTATCTATGATATTCTGTCAGGTAAGAGCCAAAGCCCGAAGATCGTCACCCTAGATAAAATTGCTAAGGCTTTACGAGTACCCATTTCCGCATTGTTTGAAACGGCCACCGATCTAGAACTCAAGTCGGATATTCTCGCCCTTATTGAGCGCCTACCTGCCGCTCAACGTGAACTGCTCCTAAAGACTGCTCAGGCTTGGACTGAAGAAGCCGAATAACTTCCAGTTTCAGCAAAATTAGCTGACCTCGCGCCATTGAGTTAACCTCTGTGGCGTTTTTTCGTCCAATTTTGTTCATGCTTTTCCCTCTTAATTTCGACTTGGATAGCATAGAGATCATGCGCGTGTATATTAGGAAGTTTCCAAAATAGTTCTTGACGATAGGATTTTTCCTAACTACCTTCTTTCCTACAGGGCCACAACGGCCAGCCACAAGGCAAGGAGAGAACGCAATGACAGACCTTACCAAAATCGACTACACTTTCGGCAGTCTGGACGACTTTACGAGGTGGGCGCTTAAAGGTGCTCATGTGAGTGGAAAGGCGATTGAGTACCGCAATAGAAACTCTGGCAAATGGGAGATTGTTGAGCGTCCGGGTTGGTACGCTGCTTCAGCTTATCGCATCAAGCCGGAGCCAGTACGTGAAACCCATACAGACGAGATGCAGGCTTTTTTCTGCTCTGGCGACCACCCGCCAATGCTTTCGGCAGGCCACAAGCACGATGAGGGTTGGACGCGCGGCACCGCCACAACCTCAACGGTAGACGGAAAGCCCACCCGTATCGTGTGGGAGGCGGACCAATGATCTTCGCCCACATCACCCCCGCAGGCGAGGCCGCTGGTCTTACCGCAGAGAAGCTGCACGACCTCATTGAGCAGCACGAGCGCAACCGGGTGCAGACCGTCACGCTATCTACAGCAGACTGGCACCGCGTAGACGACGAGCAGACGCCCCCTAGTGCGGCGCAGGCGGTGGCATCGTGAGGCGCTTCACTGGTCATAAGTACACATGGTCCAACCCGTTCACGAGCGTTCGGCATAGCTGGGAATTTCGCGGGCCGATTGGCGGCGTTAGCTTCAACGTCTCAATCATGGATGATCGGGGATATGACCCATCATGCGGCCTAGAGTTCCATCATTGCTCAGACCCATCGAACGGGGGTCAAGCGCCAGACCACATCAAATGCCCCGTTACAGGCGGGCAGTGTTGGCACGAGGGAACCTCCCTCTATGCAAGTGAATGGGTTTGGCCGCGTGTTGAAGGATACCTGAAAGATGGGGATCACGCCACAATTTTCAGCATCCTTGAGGGCGAGTACGAAAAGCACTTCTCGGATTACCTCGGCCACAAAGAGGCCACCCAATGACCCCCCGCTGGACCCGCCAAGGCGACGGGCTGTTCACGGCACCGGGCGGCTACTCCGCAGACCAGCACAGCCCGCTAGAGGACCGCTACACGCTGATACTGCCCTGCGGTGCCAAGCTGACCGGGACCGCTCAGGAATGCCGCGAATGGGCGGCGAAACACGCACAGGAGGCAATGCAATGAAAGAGGAATGCCAAAGCTACAACGCTGCCAGCGCGATCTGCAAAAGCGGGTTTGTGCAGAAGTCGCTCTGCCACGGCGGCGGCACCTGCCACGCTTGCGGGCGCGTCTATGAGGACAACCTGCCCGCCTGCATCACTGGCGAAATTCCGGAGCACTTGTTCCCCGTTTGGGAGGCCTACCAATGACACTGCACCAGCCAATTGTACACCACATCCCCCGCGCCTGCGACCCGGTTTTGACCGCCGCGCAGCTTGCCGGGAGTGGCAACCGCAAGAGCGTATCAGCCCGCCTGCTGGAAGCCCTCTCACTGCATGAGGGTGACAGCGACTTGGGCCAGCTTGCCGACGCTATTCTCAGCGCAGGCGACTTCTATGCCCGCCGGGATCGTGAGGAATACGAGGACGCAGCCCACGCTTGCGAGAACGTCACCGGATACGCGGAACGGCTTGCCGACGAATGGCGGCTGGAAGCGGAGAGCATGGCAGAGGTGATGCAATGAGCATGACATTCAACGGCACCGATGAGCAGCTATCCAACGCACTCAATCACATGGCCGAAAAGCGGCCCATCACGAAGGCAGAGAAAGCGATTGTAGCGGAAGCAGCGCAATACATCAAAGACACGAGCGCCGCGCTGCTTGCTGCGGAGGAACTGGCAGACGCCGTGGATGAATGGGGCGCTAAGGGCCGCACAGAAGCGACAGCCGCCGCGCTCAACACCGCTCTAGGCAACTACCGCGCAGCAACGGAGGGCAAGGCATGACCCGTTTCCTGATGATCCTGCGCAAGCCCAAGCCTGAACCCGTGGACGACTTCCGCGACGTGCTGGACGACCTATGGGCGGATCGTGAGGCGCGCCGGGATGCAGAACTGCGCCGCCGTATTCAATTTGATATGGAGTGCGACCAATGACCGATTACAACGATGGGAAATGGCATGGGTGGAATGGCGGCGAATGCCCGGTACACCCTGAGACAATGGTTGAGTGTTACGGCGGGGCTAATGCTGGGCCATCATCGCTACGCAGTAGGGCAAAATTCCGACAGTGGGTTCACGACGATGCGAACCAAGGGATTGTCGCTTTCCGCGTCGTCAAGGAACACAAAGAGCCTCGCGAGTTTTGGATCGACGAATTGCGAATGATCGCATCACCGATTTCTCACCACGGGTTCATCAAAGTCCGCGAGGTGCTGGAATGATCACCCGCTCCCACCCCTCCCCCGAAGTCCAGCGCCAGCAGACAGAGCCGCGCAAGATGCTGACCGTGACGATGTTCGTATGTGGTCTGGCGCTATCCGTAGCGGGCCTGATCGGCGGGCACATCGCAAGCAAGGGCGTGGCCAACCTTGCGCACTTCAACGCAACCGAAATGCAGTTCACCCTGAGAGGATTTTGAAATGGCCGACGCAAAACTCAAGCCGGGGCAAGACCCAGAGCGCCACCCAGACTGCCCGCGCTGCAAGGGGCAAGGGTTCTACCTCGCTTACGCTGGCCGGGGCTACTACCCAGATGGCAGCTTTGGCCACAATCAATGGAAAGATTGCTGGTGTGACCCTTGGCAAAAGCCGGAGACGTTGCCCGCCGCAGTGAACCCCGGTGGCTACTGATGAAACACGCCGCCCCCTCGCAATTCCTACCGCCGCGCGTTGCCGACTGCGCCGACTACTTTCGCCGCTGCCGTGCTGAATACGCGCAGAAATACAAAGCCGCCCGCTACCTCTACCAGCGCCACGAAATGCGCCAGCGGGTGCTGCACTACGGGCGGCTGACACGCAAACTGGAAGGACGGACGCAATGAACGACCTGCCCCCCCAACCGCACCTTTGGACGCCGTGACGCCTTCCACAGCCTAGCCCTGCAACCGCTCGAATGGATCACCAAGAGCCTGCGCATGGGGGATGGCTGGGACTTGGCCGAACTGACGCCCTTTGTGAACCGCTGCCGCGCTCTGGTGGCCGCATATGACGCCCGCATTGAAGCGGCGCAGGAGGAGAAATAATGGCACTGAAAATCACACGCGCCGATGAAGTGATCGAGGTAAACACTCTCTGCTTCACTATCTATTCGCAGCCCGGTCTAGGCAAAACAAGCCTCGCCTTTACCGCATCCAAGCCGCTTATGTTGGACTTTGACAAGGGCGCATATCGTGCCGTTGACCGCAAAGACGTGGTGCAAGTGAATGACTGGCGCGACGTGGCAAGCATCAACGCTGCTGACGTGGCAGAGTTTGACACAATCATCATTGATACGGTCGGCAAGGCGCTCGACTTTCTGTCTCAAGACATTCTCCGCAGCAATTCCAAGCTAGGCTATGGCGGGGCATTGAACCAGCAAGGCTGGGGCCAGCTTGGCGTCCGGTTTAGCGCGTTCCTCAAGATGCTGCGCGGCTTTGGCAAGGACGTGGTGCTGATCTCGCACATGGACGAAAAGTCAGACGGCGATCAGATCAAGGAACGGCTGAAAATCTCCGGCGGCACAAAAGACTTGGTGTTGACTGACAGCGACGTAATTGCCCGTATCTCCATCTACAACAAAGAGCGGCACCTTGTCTTCTCCCCGACTGAAACCTCATTCGGCAAAGACCCCGCGAACCTTGTGGATATTGGCCTGCCTGACGCCAGCGCCCCCGAATTTGGCGACTGCCTCGCGTCGATCATTGCGCAGATTAAAGATGGCTTGAACGCGCTTTCCGAGGCGCAGATCGCCCGCAAGTCTGAGGTCGAGTGGTTCACCGCAGCCCTGCCCGAAGTGAAGGACGCGGAAGGCATCAACGCGCTGCTGTCCCGTGCCAAGAAGGCAGGCCGGGACGTTGCCGGGATGCTGGTAGCCCGTGCCAAAGAACTGCAACTCGAATTCGACGCGGACGCCAAAGAGTACGTCTACCTCGAAGAAACCAACCACCATGAAGAAGAAAAGGACGCCGCGTAATGCACAAGACATTCGCCACAGGCAAAATCACAAAGGACGGCTCGACGCTCCGCACAGTCGGAAACAGCGGCGACAAGGTGCTGGGCTTTTCCCTAGCAGTCTCCAACGGCAAAGACGCGCAAGGCAACTGGCGTGACAAGACGTTCTTCGATTGCAGCGTATGGGGGAAGCGGGCGACTTCGCTTGAGCCGTTTCTGACAGCGGGCAAAAGCCTGACCGTGTTTGGCCGCATCGGTGCGCGGGCGCATGACGGGAAAGCGTACCTGCAAATTTCCGTCGATGAGATCGCGTTCAATGAGGCCAGCGCCAACGACAGCGGCGGTCAATCGCAGGGCTATGACAGCGGCAGCACGGGCAACTATGACGCGCCCCCGAAGTCGGGCGGGTATGACGACGACGGAGGAATACCCTTCTAATGGCCGCAGTTGTTCGCCTCATAAACGCAGAGACGCGGGCAAGGGCCAAGCACTGGCTCAACATCGCGGAGGCTGGCGTGATTGTCAGCTTCCGCAAGCCTACCCGCTCGACTCAACAGAACAGCAAAATGTGGGCAATGATTAACGACATTCGCCAGCAGAAGGACAAGCACGGCAAGGAAATGCAGCCCGATGTTTGGAAAGCAGCGTTCATGAGAGCCTGCGGGCATGAGGTGGCATTCGCAACCGGACTTGACGGCGAACCGTTCCCGCTTGGCTTCCGGTCCAGCCAGTTGAGCGTATCGCAAATGGCTGACCTCATCACCTTCATTCAGCAATGGGGCGATGAGGTAGGCATCACTTGGTCAGATGAGGCAAAAGCATGATTACACTATTCTGTGTGTTCGCAGCGTTTTGGGCGCAGAAGAACAACAAAGAGACATTTGGCTGGGGCTTCGGCGCATTCTTCGCATGGATGCCTGATCTGGCGTTCCTGATGGTTATTTTCGGGTGAACCAATGAACAAGCCCCTCCGCCGCACCCCCATGCGCCGCGTGAGCAAGAAACGCGCCGCCCGCCGTGCATCGAAGCAGGGCCAAGCCGACCTCGCATATATGGGGCTGGTGAAGCAACTCCCCTGCTGCATCTGCGGCGCACCCCCGCCCAATGATGCGCACCACTGCCGCAGCCAGCCACCAGCAGACGAACCCCATGCCTATGAGCAGCTACCCGCAGCAGGGCGCAGATCAGGCGACCGCGACACGATCCCGCTTTGCCATTGGGATTGCCACCAAGAGGGGCCGGAATCCTATCACAAGGCCAAGCGGTCATGGGAAGCGCGGAACGGGCCGGACTATTCGTATATCCCCAGCACCCGCGCAGCCGTTGCGGCGATGATTGGCGAGATTGATTTTTGAAAGGACGCAGCATGAAAAGCAACATTATCGACATTGACGTGGAAGTATCCCACCGCACCCATAAGGCCGCGTTGGTTCACACTGGCAACAAAGAAGACGCCGTTTGGCTGCCCTTTTCTCAGATTGAGATTGAGCCAACGGGTTTTGCCGGGATTGAGACTGTCAGCCTGCCGGAATGGCTGGCGCTGGAAAAGGGGCTTATCTGACATGACCCCGCCCAACGAAGTGATGCAACGCAATCTCAGCCTATCGCAGAAGAAGATGCAAAAGCAGCAGGCCGAGATCAACCGACTATGGCGCAAGGTGGAGAGCCTGACCGCAGACAAGGCCGCGCTATTGGCTGATGTTAAGATACTGCGCACCGAGAAACACGCGGATGCGGAGGCTATCGCAGCCATGCGCAAGGACGCCGCTATGGATCGCCTAGTAGCCGAGGGGCAGCGATGTGACGCCATGACACCGCAGGAGGCGGCGAAGGATTTAATCGGCATCGTTGAGGGTATCAACAACCTGTCTCATGGCACATGGCGCGACGAAAAAGGCCAGCGCCTAAAGGACACGCCGGAATGGGTGAAGTTCTATAACGCTATCTCGGAGGACAGCCATGAGTAACGCACTAGACGACCTGATCCAAGAGATGCGCGATACGGCCAATGCAATCGCGGAGACGCCACCGACACACGCGGCAAGCCGCGCAGAGATAGCGGAGTTGATGGCGGAATATGCCGACCGCCTCGACGCAGTGAAGGAGGGGAAGGACACATGAGCCAGCCGACCGATAAGAAGGCGATGGACCTTGTTGCCAAGTGGGAGGCCACGGGGCGCATTGTCCGCAAGGTTATTATCGAAGGCAAGCGCATTGAGGTTGAGTTTGACCGCGCCCCCGTCAAGGGCGTGACTTTGGATAACGTCAAATGGTGAAGCGCTTTTTGCCGCGCTACGTCTACCGGATGGGCCGCAACGGCTACCTGTATTATCGGCATGACGGGGTATCGCACCGAATGCCCGACGATCCGGCAAGCGCCGAATTTGCGCAGGAATATGCCCGCCTGCGGAGTGGCCGCGCCCTTCCAACGTCCAAGCGCACCGTTAAAAAGCTGATCGCGTCCTACCTATCCTCGCCCAAGTGGGAGGGGCTGTCACACAACACGCAGAAAAGCTACCGCCAATCGTTTCGTTACCTCGAAGAGAAGATCGGCCCATACGATCCAGCCCGAATTAAGCCGCACCACGTCTATGACATGCGCGACAGCATGACAGACAAGCCGACCACCGCCAAGCGGCGCGTAGGGGCGCTGTCAGTGCTTATGCAGCACGCAATCAAGCTGGGGTGGATAGAGCGCAACCCCGTTCACCCGCGCTTTGAACACCTCAAGACCAAGAAGCCGCCGCGCCAGCCTTGGCCGCTCGAAATGATCCAAGCCGCCCGCGATACCGCCGACCCCGACACGCTGCTGATCTTTGAAATGCTGCTAGGTACAGGGCAGCGCATTAGCGATGTGCTGGCAATGCAGTGGGGCCACATTGAGGATGGGGGTATTTGGGTCACTCAGAGCAAGACCAAGGCGCGGCTATTCGTTCCGTTCACTGACCGCCTGCGAGACATGCTCGACGCCACACAGCGCCGGGGGCTGTATATCATCACCCTGCCAGACGGTCGCCCCATGAAATACAACAGCGCGTATAACCGCATGATGGAACTGCGCAAGGCTATCGGGGCCGAGGCTCATGACAATCACGCCCTGCGCCACTCTGCGGCCTCTGAGATCGCGTCACTACCCGGCATGACAGACGAACACGTTAAGGCGCTGACAGGACACACAAGCGCCGGAATGGTCCGCTTGTACTCAGGGCCAGCAGGTCAGAAGGCGCGTGCGAAGGAGGCTCAGAAGGCCCGGAAATGA